AGCCTATATGGATGTATCACACCCTGAAGTATTAGAATTTTTAGATATAAGAAAACCATCTGGTGGAGATATACATAGAAAATGTCTTAACTTACATCATGGTATTAATATATCAAATGAGTTTATGGAATTAATTGAAAGATGTATTGCTGAGCCTACTTATGATGATACCTGGAATTTAATTGATCCTCATACTAAAGAAACAGTAAGAACTGTGTCTGCAAGAGATTTGTGGCTTAAGATATTAGAAAATAGAGTAGCTACTGGTGAGCCTTACATGTGTTTTATTGATCATATCAATGATGCATTGCCTGAAACACAAAAGAAATTAGGTTTAAAAGTTAATCATAGTAATTTATGTACTGAGATAACTTTACCCACAGCCGAAGACCGAACTGCCGTATGTTGTTTGTCTTCTGTTAATTTAGAAACTTATGATGAGTGGAAAAATGATAAATTGTTTATAGGTGATCTTGTAAGATTTTTAGATAACGTATTAACTTCATTTATTGAAACTGCACCTGAACATGTATTCAGAGCAAAGTTTTCCGCAACACAAGAAAGATCTATTGGCTTAGGTGCTATGGGATTTCATGCTTATTTACAAAAGTGTGGTATACCGTTTGAATCTGCATTAGCTAAAGCTAAGAATTTAAGTATATTTAAGTATATTAAAGCCGAAGCTGTAGCTGAATCTAAAAGGTTAGCTGTAAAACGTGGTGAAGCCCCTGATATGGAAGGTACTGGAATGCGTAATGCTCATTTATTAGCAATTGCACCCAATGCCTCAAGTTCTATTATCTGCGGTACTACATCACCTTCTATTGAGCCTTATAGAGCAAATGCTTATGTTCAAAAGACTATGAGTGGATCATTTTTAGTTAAGAACAAACATTTAGAAAAAATATTAGAAACAAAAGGAATAAACAATGATAAAACGTGGACTTCGATCCTTGCTAACAGGGGTTCAGTACTGCATCTCAAAGATTTGTCAGATTACGAAAAAGATGTATTTAAAACTTCGATCGAAATAAATCAACAATGGATAATTGAACATGCTGCGGATAGACAACCGTTTATTTGCCAAGGTCAATCATTAAATGTTTTTGTACCTGCCGATGTTAACATAAAAGAATTACACGATATTCATATGTTAGCCTGGAAGAGAAAATTAAAGACATTATACTATTGTAGAAGTGAAGCTATTAAAAGAGCCGAACTTGTATCGTTAAAAGTTGAAAGAACAATAATACCTGAAGCTGATTGTTTAGCTTGTGAAGGTTAATTAGAAAGAAATAAAGAATATGAGTCTATTTAAGGCACGAACACATTATAAACCATTTGATTATGAATGGGCGTTTGAAGCTTATGACACAATGCAAAAGATGCATTGGTTACCAAGTGAAGTACCATTGCATGAAGACATTAGAGATTGGAATGAGAGATTAACTGATGAAGAGAAGAGTCTTATCAGTAATATTCTTAAATTCTTTACTCAAGGTGATGTTGATATTGCTCAAGCTTACTTAGATAGATATATTCCTAAGTTTAAACCACCTGAAGTTAGAATGATGTTAACTTCATTTGCTAACTCAGAAGCTAATCATGCTCATAGTTATTCATTACTTAATGATACTATTGGTGAAACACAATTAACTGATTATAAGGCATTTCAAGAGTATAAAGAGATGTCTGATAAACATGCTTACTTATTTAAATCTAAAGGTACTGGTACAGAAGGTCTTATAAGAGATATTGCTTGCTTTAGTGCTTTTGGTGAAGGCTTACAACTATTTGCATCATTTGTTATGCTATTAAACTTTCAAAGGTTTGGTCGTATGAAGGGAATGTGTCAAATAGTTACCTGGTCTATAAGAGATGAAACTCATCATGTTGAAGGAATGATTAAATTATTTCATACATTGATAAAAGAGAATCCTGAAGTATGGACTGAGAAGTTTAAAGCTGAAATATATCAAACTGCTAGAGAGATGGTAGATCTAGAAGATAAATTTATAGATCTTGCATTTGCTAAAGGTGGTATTAGAGGTTTGAAAGCTGAAGATGTTAAACAGTATATAAGATATATTGCTGATAGAAGATTGTTACAATTATCATTAAAACCAAATTATAAAGTTAAAGAAAATCCTTTAAGCTGGCTTGATTGGGTTATTAATGGTGTTGAACATGCTAACTTCTTTGAAAGTAGAGCAACTGAATATAATAAAGGTACTATCACTGGAAGTTTATGGGGATAGTATGGATTATATATTAGTATTAGCATTATGCTTTGGGATTAACAATACTTGTGTTGATCCAGTTAAGCCTGAGATAATTTTTAATGATTACTATACATGTATTACTTTTGGATATGACGCATCTAAAAGTTTACTTGCTGGTATGACACCTCCTCGGGTTAATGAATTGAAAGCATACGTTAAATTTATGTGTGAACAAGAAGGAGAAAATACTTAATGGCTTACGGTAAAAAAAGATCTTCTAAAAAGAAAAAAGAAGAGAAAAAGAAAAAATATAAAAGGAAAAAATAAAATGATTAAAGATATAAAAGTTGAAGATAAAATAATTACAATTGATGATAAAGAATATAAAGAAAGTGAATTATCACCTACAGTTAAAAACAATTTAGCTATATTAGGTGACTGTAATAACAAAAAGATATTAGCTAGTTTAGAAGTTAATAAAAATGATATCTTAATTGCTGAATATTCTAAAAGAATTAACGATGAGTTAGATATCCTGAATAAGAAAAAATAAAGGAAGTAAATGAGTATAAACGATGATATATTATCTAGAGGGCTGAAAGAACGTGCCCTTTTAAGTCTTTACGAGAAGAAACTAGATACCGATTTAACAAAAGTCATGTCATCCCATAAAAAACGATTAGTAAATTCTGCTTTGAAGAATGGTAACAAAAGTGTAAACGCTTTAAACCGTGCTTTAACTTTAGAAACAAGAAAAACTTATCGTAAGATATACAAAAATGGAATTTCAGAACTAAAGGCTTTGGCTAATACAAGTTCTAAGTTCCATAACAATACTTTAAAAGAAAGCTTAGGTAAAGTTTATAGAAGTAAAGTGTATACTGGGTTGAAAGTTAATGATTTAATTATTAATTCAGCAGGAACATACTCAGAGCAAATTGCATCTATCAGTTTAACACAACAGAGAAGAATTAAAGATGTTGTTAGAAAAGGTATGATAGATAACTTAGCTGTTAATAAAATTGCTAAGAATGTAGGTGATTCAATTGATTTACCTCGTGCTCAATTAAAAACTTTATCTAGAACTGCTATAACTGAAACATCAAGTAACGTATCTAGTGCAACTTACAAGTTGAATGAAGATGTAATTGATGGATATCAATATGTAGCAACTTTAGACTCAAGAACTTCTATGATTTGTGGAAGATTAGACGGTAAGGTTTTTAGATTAGATGATAGTAGAGGTGTAAGACCTCCACAACATTTTAACTGTAGATCTACAACTGTTCCTATTGTTAAGTCTTATGAAGATTTAAATAATACTAATAGTTCTAGAATTAGTAAAAGAAAATTACAAAGAATCTCTAAAAGTAAGAGAGCATCTTTTAATGGTCAAGTTGCTAGTGAAACTAATTATGGTAAGTTCTTATCAGAGCAAGATGATAACTTTAAATTAACTGTATTAGGTAATAAACGTAGAGTTGAAATATTTAATACTGGTAAGTTAAAGTTTACACAATTTAGTACAAGAGATGGTGAATTAATATCAATAGGTAGATTAGAAGAGTTACTTAATGGTGTTAAGAGTACACCAAAAGTTGTTGTACCTAAAACTGTTCTTAAAACTGTTAACCCTACTAAAGTAAAAGATGTAGAAATAGATTATTTACTAAGTACTGGTAGTGAGAAAACTAGATTAGCTTATCAAGCTGATTTTAATTCTCAATTAACAGCACAACAGAAAGTTATTGTTGAATCATTACCAAAACCAGATGTTATTAAAAATTCTGTAAAAGGTTTTTATGAAAACACTTATGGTAAACATGGTCTTGTATCTGCTAAATTAAATGATACTGATTTAAGTAAATATTCTAAAGTACCTAAAGATAAAGCACCTAAAGGTTATGTTATTAGTCATGAATATGGTCATCATATTGATTTTGTTTCTAATAATACACAAGCTTATGGTTGGTCTGAGTCTAGTAAGATTTTTAAACAGGCTATTGATAAAGATAGAAAATTACATAAAGGAACTGGTTACCCTTCTCTAAATAAACAAGGTGAAACCTATCATGTAATTAGTACAGAATCTTTAGGTAAACTTCATGCTAAAATAGGTACTCATGTTAAAGGGGTTAAAGTATATAGTAAATGGAATCCTAATAGAGTTATAGATGAAATTACTATTACAGATTTAAAAGGTGACGGGTTTGGTAATATATCTGATGTAATAGATGCATTATCACGTGGTTCTTTTAGATCTAAGTTTCATGCATGGGGTCACGGTATAGATTATTATTCGAAGGGTGGTAGAATAGAGTTAGAGATTTTTGCAAACATATTCTCATTACAACATGATAAAAAAGCTTATGCCGTACTTAAAGAAATAATACCTAACACTGTTAAAGTATTCGAAGCGAGAATGCTAGAGTTAGAAAAATTAGCGAGGGCTAAATAATGACATTAGAAGAACAAAGAAAAAAACTATCCCAATGTAAAGGTGTAGAAGATACATATGATCTTTATAAAGAGGTGTTCGGTACAATAGTACCTGAAGATCCTCAGAATAGAGATATTATGGAAGAATTAGAAGATGTAGAGAAAGCCATATACACAAATAAGAAAATGGATCCTATAACTTTTAAAAGAGGGCTATTAATAAGATAGCTAAACAGAATTTATATTTGTTTATAAGTATAGATTCATTAATAAATATAACAAGGGCCGTGTCCCAAGGAGATGATAATGAGTGAAGAAATAAAAGTACAAGAAGACACTAAAGTAGAAGAAACTAAAACAGATAAAACAGATATTAAAAGCCTGGTTGATGCTGAAGTTTCTAAAGCTATTAAAAACATTAAATCTAATTTAGATAATGCATACAGTGAAAGAGATAATGCTCTTGCTGCTGTTGCTGAAGCTAAAAGTGAGA